CCACTCTTCTCCGTTGGCGTGCAAATAAGCTTCTCTTTGAAATGCATGTATCTTATCGTTCATTACTTGACCAATGTCCTTATCTGATTCTAACCACGACAAGCTCGATTCCATTGTCCTCTGTTCTAACGGTCCTACGAATCTACGTAGATCATCGTGCCATCTAAACGTTCTTTTAAGAAACTGCACTTCTAGTGGGTCACTAAATTTTTCTGTGATCTCTCCTTTTGAACTCGTTGTCAGCGATAAGCCTAATGTTTTCATATAGGCGTCGTATGTGATTGCGTTAAATAACTCTGGTTTTAGTCTAACACCCATTAGTATATCATCTCCGTACGTATGTGGATCAATCGTCGCTCTGAAATTCATCATTGTAGGTGGTATACCATTGGCCGATGCTGTACGATGGAAAAAACCCGCCATATAGCATAATGACACGAAACTGTCGAAAACGGACGTCACATAACACCCTGATGGCATTGAATGCGTCGTCAAATATACGTCATCATTGGCTACACACAGCGCGACTATTAACAAAGTGAGTAGAAAAGCCAATATTTCCCTATCCTCTTCTGGTCCTTGAAATTTCTTTAGAATAACGTCTCGAACCTTGAACTGAATCTGCCCTAACATCTTTTTATCGAACATTTTAACATCGGTGTCTACCTTCATGGCTCCATCTAAGGATCTCCATAAATCATTCCAATCGTTGTAAGGATTGATTCCCACTTCGACACCATTGCTTTTACGATGCTTCATCACACTCTCTATCATGCCTCCTGTGTATTCTTTCAATAACACGTTGATCGCAAATCGCAACACAACAAAACATCGGGGTTTTCCTTCTTTTTCTATGTTGCGTATTTCATCTTTTAGCGTAGCTTTCTCTACTAGGTCTTTAACATCTAACTCACCTGTAGCAATACCTTTCTTGATTCTTACTATTTCATCTATAAGAGGTTGCTTGTAACGCTTGGCCTCAAAGTCGATATAGTCGTTCCGATCCGACAATGAGAACATACCTGTAGCATTGTCTTTATTTAATCCCGCCAAATAATCCGTGCCTTCCACAACTTGGCGTTCCGTTAACTTCGTGTATTCATCGAACGCGCCTGCAACGACCCGGCCCATGAATTTTAACTCCTTCTCTGGAACAATCTCTGTGGGGCTCATTG